AATCTTCATCAGGAGCTTCAGTAACATAACATCGAACACGATATTGAACATGATTGGGATCAAAATCCCAATTTTCGGGTTTATCCGGATGAGGAACAGGTTCAAGAGCGATGTCAAAACGTTTTTGAATACAATGATGTTGAATAAGTTGAGAATGTTGATTAATTTCTTTTGGAGTAAGAGGAGTAGTGACGACGTTGATGGCATGTATAGCATACATGGCACCTTTCTTTTCGACACCAGCCATGTTAAGAGGCATAGAGCGGTCATCAAGTAAGTCAAGTAAGAGACGAGATTCCTTAGCGGCATCAGCGGGTACTTTAGCATTGAGAAATTCAGAATAATGAACAGCTTGAGTAACACCGGGTTGATATCCTTCCCAGTATTCGGTACCAAGAGCTTTGGAATAAGCAATGGTATCACACCAATCAAGGGGATATTGGTCAGGAAATTCTTTATGAATCATCTCATAAAGAACTCGAATCATAGCGAGAGCGGAAGTGTCTTTCATGGCACGAGAAACACTGGTATAAAACAAAACATTAATAGGAGACATACGAGCACGAGCACGAGGCTGTTCACCAACTATACGAGCGTATAGTTTGAGATTAGCATCATGAGCACGACGATATACTTGTAATTGCGGTTCAGCAAACAAGTGATCTGGTCGAGATTCACTAACCTTAAACCATTTATGAAGTGATCCTAGTACAGAATCACACCATTCCTGGTTAGTAGAAATACGGGCAGAGTAATCGTAGTCTTTAGCAATACCTTCAAGATGAATCTTCTTATGAAGATCATCGGAGGCTTCAGCATAGCGAGATCGCCATGCAGCTGATAAACACCAATGTTCACCAGTAGCTTTGTAATAAACCATGTAAAAAAGTTCGGTAGAACCTTCTACAATGTCTTCAAACAAGACTTTAAGGCTTCGATAGCCTATAGCATTTTTAAAAAAAGAAGTAGTAACATCAAGATTGAGGCCTGTAAGACAGGCACCAATCCAGGGAAGAGAAATCATGGTAGAATCGCCATGAGTAGTAGGGGGCTTAATGGATTCTTCAGGAGAATAACCCATAATCCAATTAACAAATTCAAATTCCCATTTGATGGACTTAACCATTTTATAAACACCAATTATGGCGAGAACAACGAGGAGAACAAGGAGAAGTTTAAGCATAAAAGAGGAAGTAGTTAAATTTTGAAGTATTGTCTTAAACTGAGTGAGAAGATTTTGGATGCATTCAGGTAATGCACTATACATAAGAGAAAGAGCTTTATTAAACAAATTACCAAATGCATCCATATATCGACCCATCGCTTTACGCAAGGGTCGCATAACGCGGATAAGAGAGTCAAGAGCTTTACGGAGCATTCCAGGGGCTTCGGGAACGACAGGTTCATTGATAGTAGAATCTCCATGAATGGAGACAACTTTAAGAAGTTCAGCAATAGATCGATATTTTTTAATCACATTTCGTCGTCGCTTTGGAGCAGCGAGACGAAATTGATTAATATTACAGGAACGAAGATTGCAAATATCATAAAGAAGACCATTATATTGTCTAACAAGATTATCTTGAAAGAGAGGGGTCAAGACTGTAGAGGGATTATGAAGAGAAAAGAAAAATCTAAACGAAGTAGGATCACATGCGAAAATACGCATATGAGCCATCATGGACAACACTTTTGTGAAATTCATAGAATCACGGAGATTCCAAGAATGAACTTTAGAGTGAAGGAGGTTATCCATAGGTAAATAAGGAAGTTGAAAATTTAAAACAGAAGAGAGATATGACATAAATATACATTGGAGAGGATAAGAAATATACTTCTCCTTGGGACGAATGAAATTAAGGAGAGGAAAGAGATGAGGTAAAACTAAATGGAAATCAGTAGGATGTCCATATCCGAAAATATAATATTTGGAGGATGGTTGATCAGGAAAACGAGAGGGCTTCCTTTCAGAAGTCCACAAATTAAAACAACCAGCGTCGTCAAAAGCAATTAAGAAGTAATTCATAGAAAGAGAAAAGCGAATATCTTCAAAACAACTATGTTTGACTTGCTTAAATTCGGTAGAAACAAGTTTAAGAGAGTCACGTTGAATAGAGTGAAAAAGTTTCAACATGAGAGAATTATTAATAAATGGAAGAGTGGAGGCAAAATAATTATCACGTTCAATATGAGTACAAAGATGATCGTGTTTCTTAAAAGGAGGAAAAATGAGAAATGAGTAAAGATAATTAAGATAATCAGCAAATGTGGCTTGATGAGTAGGACGAATTGAATCATCACCAAACACAAAACGATCATGAGACATATACATAGAGAGTTCAGAGGAAGAAATACGAGTAAAAGTGTGTGTAGAAATTTTACCAATGGTAGTATCAATTTTAGGTAAAGTATTAGGAGGTAAATAGCGGTAAAAGGTATCACCAATTCGCTGATATTCTAACTTATCTGAGAAAAGTTTTATATAATGAGTAAGAGCATCATCAGAAAAAGTATATTTGGAGGGTAAAAATGTAGACACATCAAAATGGTAAATAACCATAAGGACGGTAATATTAGAAGCACAGGTCGCATAAGATTGCGGGGTCTGATTCTCATGGAGGATAATTAACCAACAATCAGAATATTTTTTAAATTCTATAACACATCGAGAAAAAGGAGCAATGGATTGTATCTTAAACATTCCATCTTCATAGTAAACATAACGTTTTTCAAAGAAAAACACATTTTCACGTAACCATTTGAAAATTGCAGGACAGAGCGGATTAAGATCTGCAGTTTCCATATTTTTAATATTACGAATTATAACACATAATTCATGAAAACCAACGACAGCACAAGAAGTAAAAGGTCGATAACATGAGGAACATCGAAAATTCTTCTTGCCAGAGGCAGGAGATGAGGGATAAAATATGAATTTGGGGCACGCTGAAGGGAGGGAAATGTAAACTACGGCACCGAACATCAAAGTTGGGTACAACTTAATAATGTAAGGTAACGTCAATCTGGATGACGGGATTGGCAAAAAATCGCTATCACTACGAATAGTGAAAGAGCGAAAATAAGGAAGTATTTGTTGTTCAAGAAAAAGAGGAGTGAGAGTAAAATACGTTCCATAAAGCGAACTTTCAGGCACCAAGGGTCGGCGAACAAGAGTTCTGGATATAGTCTTCTCAGACATGGTCGCGGAAGCGAGAGTAGTAGCAGTAGTAGTGGTAGTAGTTGTAGTAACAGTAACACAAGTAGAATTAATCACGGGTGGCAAACAGCCATATCTGGAAACAGAAGTTTCCGTAGATATAAGAGGGACAGTACAAAAAGATTTATTAAAAGGCTTCATGGTGGGGGTGTCGGTCGATTCGGTAGCAGCATAAGAACGACATAGAAATTCCGAGCAGGAGGGGGATGGTTACCTTAGACCATCTCGGATTTAACTGTACCTATTCAGACTAGTAATTTCACTAATTTTTCCATGCAAGTGTACGTAGATTAGTTACTTCTAGCAGAATCTATTATTCTTCATAACGTGTCACGGGACTGTTAGAACATTCACGCAATGGGGTGTCAAGAAATAAGACATAGGATTTAGCGGCGTGGAGCAAGCTTAAAGACAAAGTCAATTTAAACGAGCTAATCCACTTAGATTCAACCTACGTGGAAAGGCAGACTTTAGATTATGTAGTTCCGGCGCTTTGACGGCATAAAATAGTAAGACTAGAATTATCGCTTGTCTTCATTGAGCACATGAATGGGTAACGCTCTCTCATACGGAGAGCACCTTTCCACGGAATTACGACGAACTAGGGCGATAAATAGGAAGTGACCTAGTTTAGGACTTGTTTTGTCCAAAAAGGATGAGATGGGAAGAGAATAGAGAAAAGAATAAGAGGACATTTACCAAAATGACAAAAGGGTGGGCG